GAATCTTGTAAGATAGCGACCGCTTAAGCTGACCCGAAGCGACTCCGTAGTTCTTATTCTTTCCAATCTTGCGACCTCCGAGGTGACGCTTTGCGCTCTTGACGACATCATCGGAGAACGCTAGAAGGACTTTATTGAGTTCGCTCATGGCCTTAGTCCATACTCCCCCACGGGGATTGTGATAAATTCGACTCCGTTTGGTGTAGCCATTTCAATAACCTTTTCTACTTCTACAACCCATGTCGCGTATGTCGCATAAAATACACCGTCAATTTCCTCGCATTTATCAATAGATGCTTCATTGTAATTGTAGAGCATATTCGGCGTAGCCGTATCAGTCCACCCTTCATCGAAATTCGTGTCCTTATTAACGATGACGCTATATTCTTTATTCACCATGACGCAGTAATTATATATTGACTTGGATACGCTGCGCCTGCCGTCGTAGCACCAACGTTCCTCCAAGTATTATTAGCCGGATATCCTAACGCTTCTTTCATTACATAGCTATTTGTTCCGCCACCAATCTTCAGCTGTCCATTTTGAATTGCCAAAACGGGAAAAGTCCGGTCAGTATAACTTCCCCAAATCGCAAAGAAAGTATAGCCAGTTGCACCTCCATCAATTGTATCAAAGGCATTCGCCGTTGAACTTTGTGAACCGCCACCGTCAGGTCTTGCGCCAAAAATATTAACTCCGGCAAATCTTAAAGTTCCCGATGTTGTCACGCCCATAGTTGCAAAATAATTGCACGAAAGCGAAACCATATCACCCCCATTGTAACTCAATGTCGGGCCATTTATATTGCTGGTGGAAGTAAGAAGCGGCCCGCCTTTCTGGTATGTGTTCCTGCCTGTCCAATATACGTTTCCGTTGGCGATAATTCCGGTAGACCTATAGCAGTCGCAGAAGACAGAAGTTACCCCGGTCAAGTTATTTTGGTCACGAGTCAAAGTAGTTGTTACGCCGCTTGTCGTACCTTGGGCGGTCATGTAATCGTAATTTCGACCAGATAAATATACGTGACCATTTGAATCGATTACCGCAATTTTTGAATACCCGACGGACGTTTTGACCCATGTTAACGCATTGTTTACCATCGTCCATGTGCCTGCGCTAGTCGTAGTGCCGTCTCCCCTTTGTCCCGCTGCACCGTATCCATAGAACCACAATTCACCGTTCCGGATAGCCGAAAAGCAATTCGCCTCCGGGTCACAGCCTATATCGTCCCAATCTGAATCAGTTCCGTATCTGCGCCATACTCCGTCTTTTGCGCCAAATGCCCAATTAGAACCCGGTAGGAAGCAGCCCCACAATTCACCCGTCGAGGTAATTGCAATAAATACAGTTTTATTCCCTTCATCAAGAGAGGCTCCGCTTTGAATTTTTGTAAAACTGACCGGAGTAGTTATTCCAATATTGAAATCTGGCGTTACCAAAGGATTTGCAGGCATTGAACCGCCACCGAGTAACAATGTTCCCGTTGCCCCTGAAGCCGGTAACGTGTTTGGGGTGATTCCTGAACCTCCTCCCTGCGTGGTAAAAAACCCGTCAACTTGGTCTATGTTGCTGGTACTCTGTCCTGATATACTTGCCATCTCTTAGCTGATTTCAATCCAGTCTTGCGACGGGTTAAAGAAGATTAAATTAGTGCCTATTTTGTATCCCATGACACGACTAACAAATCCCGTCGTACCACTTACAGGTGTGGTCGTGAAACGCCCGTTGGCGGTGTCCATGTAAACGACATCGCCGATCGAGCCTCCGGGGTCGAGAGCGATGTAACAAATCCCTCGAACGACCATCCCATTAGCAGAACTCGTAGAGGTCGCCATAGCTATTAAGCCAGTGGATGCAGTCCCGACAGATGTCGCATTTGCCGACACCCACGCAGAAGCATCCAAAGCGTAGAAGTAACCTGCGACGGTCGAAGAGCTATGGATAATGACCTCTTCTGCATTGGTTCCAAATTCGCCAGCCGAAGATGCGGCTCCTACTATTGTGGTGAGTTTACCGACTTTCAAAGAAGAGCCGTTGCCGCTGATTACATCTGTCACAGTAAGAGAACCGACGATATCTACATAGCCCGTCGTGCCAGTGTGATTATCACCCACGGTCAGGTAAGCGACATCTTCTACATGCAGACTGACAGTGTTAGCCGTTCCGTCAAATTTTATATACTCTTCATCTGTTCCATTTCCTACTTTGTCACTGCCAACGTTTACAAGGCCGTTGCCGCTATTTAAGTTCAGTGAACCGTTAGATATAGTGACATGAGTTGGTGAGCCATCAAAATCCGAAAGTTTTAGGGTCGATGATTGAATCTTTAAATCACCTGTGCCAGCGTCTGTAATGAAACTGTCGCTGCCGCTGTGATAGATTTGCAAATCAGACCCTGTGCCAAAGATGGCTTTGTCGTTGTCAGCAAATAGTATGTCGTGACCGTTAGACTCTAGGTTACCCCCTAACTGCGGGGTCGGGTCATCGACAACCGCTGCAATACCTCCACCACCGCCTGAGCCATTAGCGGCTGATGTTAATCGACCTTGAGCATCGACCGTAATGTCAGCATTTGTATAGACACCTGCTGTTACCGCTGTATTCGCAAGGGCAATAGTACCTGAACTCGTAATCGTTCCACCACTTAAACCCGTGCTTGCGGTGATGCTAGTAACAGTTCCGTTTGTTAAGGTTGGGAATGTTTGAAGCGACCCCGTGCCGTCCAAATATTGTGAAGTCGTTCCACCAACGGAAAGTGCGAGTGTTCCTGAAGTCGTGATCGGTGAACCGCTAATTGCAAAAGCACTTGGAACAGTCATCGCTACTGATGTAACCGTACCGCTTGTAAGTGTTGGCTTGTTTAGAATGACAGCCAATCCTGATGAAGCGTTCCAATCGGACTGCACGTTGCTGACCTTCGCATTGTTCGTGGTTATGTCACTCGCTTGCGTCGGTGTGATTCCAATCTTGGCATTGTTGGTTGTGATGTCATCGGCTTGGGGTTGAGTGATCCCGACCTTTGCATTGTTTGCGATGATATCGTCCGCTTGTTGAGTCGTAATCCCAACCTTCGCGGTGTTGGCTGTTATCTCAGAGGCTTGGGTCGGGGTAATGCCTACTTTCGCGGTGTTAGCGGTTACGTCTGTATTTGCTTCAACCCGTGCTTCTGTGTAGTACAGATTGGTAGTACCTTCCGGAAGCCCATCTGTGTTTGTTGGTGGAGGGCTTGGAATTACTACGGGAACTGCCTGCCAACTTCCGCTGACATAGCGCAAAAATGATTGATTAGAAGGGTTGCTGATTGAGGTGTCTGATAAGCTCTCTAAAGACTGATTACCGTTGAACCAACCTCTCGGAGATTCATGCTGATAAATTAAAGCTTGACCCGTTTGCGCTCCTACAATTGTGACATCTGTCAACGCTCCAAGCGTTTCTACGCCTCCCGTGTCCAATGTCACCACACCGTCACCGTCATCCGTTAGAGTGCCGTTAGTGACCTTGATAGTTCGAACGGACTGCACGTCGGTAGCTCCGTCAAGGGTGAGCATTCGAAGGACACCGCGTCGGGCATAGGTGACATCCGTACCTCCCGGTTCAACTCCGTCGATTGGAGCGTTGCAAGCATCCCATTCGTAAGGGATAGCAACCGACAAATCTAGAAGCACCCCGGAGAGGACATTCTTCGTTTCTTCTTCGAGTGGTGTAGTAGTTGCGTTTACAACCTCATAATCTTGAGCGAACAAAAATATGTTGCCACCCATTCTGATATCAGCGAGGATATCTTCCGCACATTGCTCAGAATCGGAGATGGCTTCCTTTTGTGGGATTACCTTTCCTTTCTTGTCGTGAGGTACATCGAGGATATACACCTCAAGGTTGTATGTCTTTGTTCCCGCGTCATATGTCGCTCCCGTATAAACGAGATGCATCAACGGGAACTCTTCGAACTTAGAGAGGTCTACATCATCGGGAGAGCCAAAGGAGAAGCTCTTGATGAAGAAGTGATTCTCTGCGAAGATTTCGAATCTCTCGACTATGTTATTGAACGTGATCATGTGCGGCGCGGTCTTTTAAATATGCGAGGTGCTGGAAAACAACTTGGACAGGTAGCGACGTAATCGAGTCCATCTTGAGGACGTTTTCGCCTGCGAGGGTATAGAGGATGTGATACCATCCCCACTTTTCGCCAACCGGGTCGCTTCCTCCGCCACCCGAAGTAAAGAGGACTGAATAGAATGCAGCAGTTCGTTTCTGGTAGTCCAAAAAAAAAGCAGCGTTCCCGATACCAAGTCCGCCGGCATCTCTTCAAACGCAGATGCGTCTTCTTTAGCTGTGTACTTCTTTATCTCGTAGCTCTCTCCAAGCTCATATGTCACCTCACGGTAGAGGATTGCCATGACTTTATGGGCGTTCTTCCAGAAGTCTTCGAGGTAGGTCTCAAGGTCTATCCATTCCCCCGCTGTAAATGCGTCCCAATCGGGAATAAAACCCAATCGCTTTCCGTCCATTTCAAGGACTTTCTCGAATCGTGCAGTCTCTTGGGTGAGTAGGTTGTCGATATGCTCTCCTGCGGCTTCTAAGAGCTTCTGAGGCATCTTCCGCAGTTGTGCAACGGACTTACCGGAGCAAGCGGATACCCGTTCGAGGGGATTCTCTGAGGTCATCATGACCTGGAGTTCACCGAGTGAGAGATCAGACCATCTATGAGGGAGCTTGAGTTCCATTATCTTATTAACTTGTTCTTGTTGATTTCCTTACCCGATAGCATATGAGCCGAAGTTGGGGTTCGTTTGATTCCATGTGATCCCGTATCTCATCGCATCGATTGCGTGGTTGAAAGAGTCGACGGGTTCATTTAGTTGCTTGCCGTTCTTGTCTTCTTTCCATTTGTAGTTCCTTAGCTCTCTGATAAGGTTGACACTCCGAGAAGTGACCGCAAGCGGGCGAGAGTGTAGGAATGAGATTCCGCTTCTAATCGAGTCGCGTCCTTTCCTTGCTCCGTGAGTATTGAATCCGTGAGCGTGTATCTCGTCGATGCTCTTGGGTTCTGCGGAGTCACATATAACAACATCACTTCGATTGACTTGATTATCTCGGAGCATTTTAGCGATATCTGAATTAGTGAGTCTCGTCGCGTAGCAGATTTCGTCAACGGCAAATCCGTGTCCGTCGGTGTAGATTCTGACAACGGCGGTCGGGTCGTTGGTATATCCGAAGTCAAGCCCGATGTTAAGGAGTTTGTATTCATTTGGGATTTGGTCTATTTCTTTCCAATGGGTGAAGATGGTCGCTTGTGATGCCCCTCGTTCTCCAAGTCCGTAGACTCTCCAGAAGTTCTCATCCACGTCTTTAAATCGTTCGATTTCCATGACCACACTTTGCGGAAGGAAGGGGTTGTCCTTGTACGTTGTTTGGAAGAAGTCCGCGTCTTCTCGTGGGATGACTTGCTCATATATCCAATGGAATTCGTCTGATGGGTTGAAGTCTATGATTGTTCGTTCTGTAGTTCTCAGCATGAGTTGCCTCCAGTCTTCGAGGCTGAGTTCGTTGGCTTCGTTTATGAAGAGTATCTCCCGCTTTCGTCCTCTGACCTTTTGCGGTTGGTCTACCGATATAAACTCCACGAGGTTGCCCCATAACTGATAAGTGCCTTCGCTCTTATTGTGAAGCTCTACGTTGTACACTCCCTCTTTGTTGAGGATCTCGAAGAAGTCTCTCATCGAGGTAGCACGAAGAGCGGGGTACGTCTTGCGGCATATCGTGATAACGAGTCCGGTGTTCTTGTGGCAAAGCTCTATGAGAGCCGTGAGGATGGAATACGTTTTTCCTGAACGCGTCCCTCCTTGATGGACTTGGATACGTGCCTTTGATTTCCGAACGTGATAATATGTCGCGGGAAGGTTACTCAAAGCGAGTCGATGAATTGGTCATGGTTCTCAAATGCTACCCAACTATCTCCCTTTCTGTACTTCTTCGCTTTGTAGAAATAACAAATCTCTCCAATTCGAAAGTGACCGGGTGAGGGTTCAGACCACACGATCCCGCGTGAGTTTAACAACGCCCTGAATTTACGACGCTTTTTCGATGTGCTTTTTCTGTTCATTCGTCCAACCACGAGAGGGGCTTCTTCTCTTGAATCTCTATCTCTTGCCGTTCTATATATCCTCGCTTTTTGCCTTTGGTCTTGAGGAAGAAGATAGTCGCTGCGGGGTTGCCTTCCTTGACGAGCTTATAGAGGTGGGATTCTGCAAAGTCGAGGACGCTGTCTTGAATAGAGTCGACGGCTTTCTTGTAGTCCGTGTCAGCCTTGATCCAAGCGTAGTGAGTCGAACGGTCTATCGATACCATCTTAGCCGCTGTGGATACGATACCGAGCGACCTTTCCAGAGCGTCGAGCATCTCCTCTTTTTTAGTGTTGGATGTGTTGGTTTTAACTGCTTCCATTACTTACCGCATAATTCACATTTCACTTTCTCTTCCGTTTCTTCTTTCTCCTCTTCGGGGTTCCATACATCAAGACCCCACTCGTTCAGTTCTGTTGCATCCCATTCGTTTGCTAGAGCATCGAAGTCGTTCTCTCCTGAGCTTACGTTGTCCTTGATGATGAACTCTCTGTCTTTCGTCTCTCCCCATGTTGCCATATAGACGGGTGCTTCTTTTAGTCCTGCGGCTTTACACGCTTTGAATCTCATATTCCCACCGATTACAACCATCTCCGGATTGACGACGATAGGACGGGCTTCGAGCATCTCAGGAAACTCCTCAATACTCTTCACGAGCTTTTGGAATTTCTCGTCTTTAATTATCCGAGGGTTCGTCGGATTCGCTCTCAGCGTCGAGAGTTTCATTAGCTTGGTTGAGGACGGCCTCAAGGAGGTATCTGAATTCTTCATTATGTACGGCCATAGTAAGTAGAAGCGTCGCGGGATCATCTCCGGCATGGAGACGCAGAACCTGCGAGTTATCGGTTATTAGGATAAAGTTCTTTGCGTGTAGTAGTGCTTTGCGTGCTGCTCTCATAGTCTGAAATTGATTGAAATATACGATGCGCCACTTGAGGCACTATAGCGTTTCCATAGGCTTTGATTGATTCTCTTCGCCACTTTGGAAAGGTAATGCCGTCCAGTTCTTTGGGAAGCCCATCATCTCCTCCACAAACAGGGGGGACAGTTGGGAAGTCTTCCCACCTATTTCGTACCGTTTGGCTATCTCGTCCGATAGATTCCCCTTGCCCCTGTCTACTGATGGGTTCAATCTTTCCTGTTGAGCTGTCGGTGTCGGGAGCATTCCCGATTCGATCAAGGCTGTAAACATCGACTTTCCTCCCTGCTTGAAGTCGCTCTTTCTGCCCGTCTCCGTCGTGATTGTGGGCAACAATCCAAACTCGGTCGCGTCGGTGAGGTGCGTTTGTGGCACAAGCTGGAACAATAAACGATTGGACGGAGTACCCAAGATTTTCCAAGTCAGAGTAACACGCTTCGAGAACCAATCCTTCCGACCAACTAACAAGCCCGCGAACGTTCTCGCCCACGACCCAACGGGGTTGACACTCTCCGATAACTCTAAGCATCTCCGGCCACAAGTGGCGGTCGTCTTCTGTTCCCTTTCGTTGTCCTGCAACGCTAAACGGTTGACATGGGAAACCTCCGCTGAGAACATCAATTCGTCCTCGATACTCAGTTGCGTCAAAGTCTTTGATGTCTTCATATTGTTTTGCGTTGGGGAAATGGTGCTTGAGGACTTTACGCGGAAACTCCTCCCATTCGCAGTTGAAGACGTTGTTCCATCCAGTCCATTCTGCTGCGAGGTCAAAGCCTCCAATTCCTGAGAAAAGAGATGCATGGTTCATCCTTCAAAATGTGTTATCCGTCCTTCTACATCTCTGGCAACGTTCTCCAATCGGTCGCGATCGTACCAAGTTAGATTGTTTTCTCGCTTTACCAGGTGTTCTTCTCGACCTCTTTTCATCATGAAGAACTCTTCCTTCTTCTCTTGCTTTAAGAACTCACGGATATTGTCCGCTATCTCTTTCCGTTCTGCTTGGGTGTAGCTCATTGCTCTTTGGCTGTGATATAATCAGCCCACATTTTAGCACATACCGCGCAGCGTTGTTTTTCGTTGGGGTAGTCTCTGTTTCCGACTACGCTCGTCAT